AATTTACTTTTACTTGTATAAATCTCTTTTGGATTGAGTGGGTTACGGGTTGGTTCCATTTCATCGTGAATGAAATTGTGTGCGGCATTAGCGTGAACAACTCGCTTAACCTCTTCGACGGGAACCACTTTCTCTTGAGCTGGACACCATTGGTATAGTTTATATTTACTCATCGTCATCCATTGTAACTTTACCAACTCGCTTTGCACGTTTTGGAATTACATTGTTGATAACAATTGGTTGCTGTCTGGTTGCCTCTTGCGAACCGAACTTTACGGTATCCATAGCAAGCCGAATCTTTTCCAATTGCTGTTCTGATTCAAGTCTGCGCTCTTCCATAAGCTTTTCAGACTCAGATAGACGCATACGCATTTGCTCGAGTTCAAGCTTTTGTATCTCAAGAATTTGCGCCATGCGATTGCTTTCTTGCGAAATTGCTTGCTTGCTTGCCTCGCTTTCAGACATTGCCTGAATCTTAAGCATATCAACTTGAACGCTATTGGCTTTAACCTGAGCTTCCTGTTGAGAGATGGCGACTTCTTGCTGACGAATGTACTCGTTGAACTGCTGCTTTTGAATCTCAAGCTGAGCCATAAGCTGTTCACGCTGCGACTTGATCTGCTGTTCTTGAAAGGCCAGCATATTCTTTTCGTGGGCGTCAGCCATCTGCATACGAGTAGCCTCAATACGAGCTTGAGACTCCATCTGCGCTATTTGCAGTCGTCCTTGTACTTCCTGCATAACAGGATCTGGAGGCGGCGGTTGTTTCGCAGCTTCTTCCTTAGCCTGTGCAATCTCACCGATCTGACCAAGTGCTTTAGTGAAGATACCGTCAAGTTCTTTGCCTGACTTAAAGCGTTTAATAACATTTTGAAATAGCTCTATAGAAAAACCAAGAAGCGGTGGGTACTGCTCGATAAGTGAACGCATTTGATTGAAGAACTCGCCAGCCGTTGCCATGAGCTGGGCTCCCTCTTGCTGTTCTTGCATCTGGTCAATAGCAACCATCGAGTCAGAAGCAATACGGATACGATAAGTAAGCCTATCATCATCTCGCAGGAGCGAAATGATCTGCTGCTTCACCATGTCGATCTGCATCTGTGGGTTTGGAGGAGGAACAGGAATTGGTTGCCCATCAGGTCCAACAGGTGGAGGAGGTGGCGGCGGAAGAACTGCAGCAATAATTCTGTCTGCGTCTCCGATCTCAAAGATTTCTTCTGGCTCAAACTGTGACGCAATAATCGTGCCAAGTTTCTCTATCGCATCGGATACGAACTTGGTGAACATATTTTGCCGAACGACAAGACTCATCGAAGACCAAGCATTCTCAAGTCGATTAGCTGTAGCCGACTTGTATTGGTCGCTTGTGCCTCGAAGAAGGTCTGACACCTTCAGTGTTTCATAGAGCTGCTGTAGGGCGCTCTGACGAGCTGCCTGAAGCGTTTGAAGAGCGTTGATATATGGAGCAACGTCCAAGAATTCTATACCATTGGCGAGGCCGCCACGACCCTTATACGATGGCCAGTTAATAACTGGAGTAAGCTTCAGGTCGCCAGTAAGAAGTGATTCTACCTGGGGACCGAGCGAAGCATCGTAAAGAGCGTTTGGGCGGATAGCCTGAGTGACAGCGTGGATACGAGTAGTGAGACGCTCTACCTCAAGAACCTGATCTTTGACATGAGCGTAGTCAGATATCGGAATAACCGAGTCTGGGTCTTGGTTTTGCGATATGACCGAGCATGGGTAAAAGCTTTCAAACTCAAATGGAGGATCTGACTCCATAATGATGCCCTCTTGAAGGGGCTCATGAACCCAATAAACTTTGTACGACTCCTCGCACCAAATCTCAAATACTTCGGCTTTACCTTCAAACTTAGAATTTTCTTCTTTGTACCCACGCTTGTCCCTGTCAGGGAACGAATCGTAACTAAGCTTCGCAGCTATATCACCGAATAGCTTTTGGGCTTGCTCACGAGAAATGTACGCCCTACGTGCCCTCCACTCTACTTCTGTTTCATTGCGTGAATCAGAACAGAAATAATCGCAATACTGAACTACGTCGAGGCAAGCGTACTCTTCTTTCTTAGCCTCTACGGTTATTTTAACCAGGGTAATGTTCCCTGGTCCCTCTCGAAGTTCCTTGCCTTTAACGTCAAATGGAGCTCCCTTGTCGTCGATGTATGTGCCGTCTGGAGCTTTAAAGATGGCAATTTCCATATCTTCATCTTCCAACTCCGCTTCATAACGAGGCCATAAAACGGAACGGCCAGTAAGAAGAAGTTGGAGCGCTGCATTGTATCCAACCGTATCAAACGCAAAGTTAACATCCATTTGATACTGAATGTTGCGCTCAAGGATGGTTGCAGAAAGCTCTTCGAGGACGCCACCTGTGCGCTTACGCAAGCTTACTTCGGCTTTCGGAGTAGAAGAGTAATAAGCTGGCAGGAGAGTATTAACGCAATACCACCAACTATTAAGTCTTCGCTCTGCATCTGTGAAAACATTTAACTGCTTTTGTGCGTTGTATACTCGGATTGACTCCTCTGCCATGTCGATGAATTGCTTGGAGCGTTCCTTGGCTTTCGTTAGCTCGATCTTCCAATAACGTCCAGAAAACTTATCAACTAATGGCTTCATACTTTAGATCCTTGTCCTGGTCGTTTTGGCTCGCATCTGAGCTATGTACGCCTGTAACTTTACAACGCCCTTATTAAATACATCTGGTGGCTGCTCCCACTTACTGTCAAGAAGACGCTCTTTACACAAGTAGCGTAAAGCATCACAAGCATGATCGTCTCCCTTGGAATCTGCATCCTCGGGTTTCTTTTTATCAATGGCCAATGCTGGCAGCGTTTCTAACAGGTATGGACAGTTGCTGGTAATATACAGCAATGGAGGCTTTGCAACCAACCTTTGTCTTATCTGACTCCACCCCGATAAACGGTCATTGTCGGCCTGTTTGAAGTTGGGGTGCTTGTACCTGGCAAAGACTTCGTGGAATTGGTTGGCAATAGTTGGCCCTCCCTGGTTGTTGAAGATGGAAGGATCAGCAGCGGCATGGACGTTTTCACCAACTGAAGCGGCTGCAATTCTGTGGGCCTGACTGACGTTATCGACTCCCTTACCGTACATTTCTCGGTAAATAATGATGGCACCTTTCGGGTACGGTACCTCGTTGCCCTTATCATCTCGTCCAGAGCTAACAGCGCCCCAGATAGCAGCGAAAGGACTGTGATAACCCCAATCATACCCAAGATACCGAGGCCAATGCTTAGGTACATTAAAAGGTGGTATAATATGCTTGCTACTGAACTCAGGGAAAAAGCTTCCTTCATGAATCTCCCAATCGCCTTCTAACCATGCACGGACTAATTCAGGGGAGCCGACCATGTGCAGTCGACTTATGTACTTCGGGTCTTTTGCAAGCAGGATTTGGTTGTCAGTGACCTTGCTTGGAATATAGATGTAGTCAAACTTGTCGCCGTTTGGCAGCTCTTTCCAAAGTATCTTCTTGCCGGAGGGCCACGGCTCTACAAACATCTTTTTAAGCCATGTGTGCCCTACGCCACCTGGATTGAAAGTAAGTAGAACCTGACCACCTCCCTCACCTCGAAGTGCTCCAAACAGCTTAAAGATCGGAGATGGGTCTGCGTAGTTTCCAGCTTCCTCGACGCAACAAAGGGTAAGGTTTTGACCCTGATACTTCTCGGCATCATCATCGTTACCGAGTGGCCTGAAACGAAGTCTGCCGCCACTAGGAAATGTGAATTGCTTTTTCTGGTCCTGCCAGTGAGCTTTTAGCGGAAGGTATATTTCCTTGGCTCGCTCAATAAGGTCGTCTGCTTGTGGGAGTTCCTTGCGGAAGAAGATGGCGTTAAACGCCTTTCCTTGGCGATCTTGCTCGACGGCTATCTTACCCAAGGCCCCGTCTGTTTTACCGCCACCACGAGCCCCTCCGTAGCCTATAAGGGTAACAGGACAGTTAACAAGGATTTCCTGAGGACCAGCCTGAGGACTCCAAATAACTTGCTCTGCTATTCCCTCCATTAGACCTTGTGCGAATCATCGCAAAGGCACGACACCATAACGGCATTTGGCCCATAGATACGCTCCACGTTGCAACGGGGATTCTGGCAGTAAAACCATTTATCCTTGCCCTCTTCACAGCTTACTGTGGATACATGATTACAATAAGGGCATCTCATTGAGTCGGTTGGCTCGTCTTTAACGCTGTGTTCTAAACCCATAAAAATTGCGACTGTCAGACCTCTGACGCTGTTAATCTTCGAGTAGTTTGTAAATGTGTACCGTGACAGGAAACAGCAAAAACGCCCCCATTACACAACCAGTCGCCCTCATAATGTATCATCTTTTGGTGGATTTGGTAGCGGCATCCAGTGGGTAGGATTACAGTTTCGTCCATTTGATAATTCCCATTGAAATGCTGATTCACGAGACTTCCAAAACAGACAAGTAAATCGAAATGGCCAATCATAAATTAATACTTCTTGATCTTCCTCCGGCAGCCGATCCTTAACGCTGATCCATTGTGGCGCTGCTGCTCCAGCTTGGCCAAGTTCTTTTATCAATCGTGCTTTATCTTCACAGCAAAAAGTCCAATTAGTTTTCAATTCTGCTATTTCTTTATCTCTTGCTTGGTAGCCAGCAATAAACGCTTGCCGTGTAGCAAGAGTCATGTTGTCCTCTAGTGGTCCCCACCACGCATGCACATAATCGGCCGCCAACTCTTCAGGTATTTTACTCATCACCACGTCCTTTCATAGTCTTCTTTAGTCACCATGTTGCCCCTAAGCGGAAACTTACGAGTGCAACGCTTATGCCCACACTCAATCCACTTAAGGCTCGTAACCCTTATACTAACATATCCACAACTTGGACATTGGTAATAAACAACTTTTTCTACCCGTGGTAGTTTAGTCCTCAGACTCGTCCTTCGATACATTCAAGTACCTCTGCTCAAACTGCTCCCGAGTCATCGGAACCGCACTCACTACCGACCGAACCTCTCCAACGTGCTCAACAATGTTAGTCTCGTTCCAACCTAACTTGGTCTTACACAGGTACATAAGCATGGGCACATTGCCAGCCTCTGCTTGCTCCATAGCCAACATCGCTATCCGATTCTGCATCATGGCCTGACCTTCGTAAAAGTCATCGCCATACAGGTCATCAAACCTTAGCTTACTGGCCTTAGCTACAATACGAACTGCATTTTTAGAGAGCCCAAGCCGAGCAAGCTCACGGACCTGACGACCAATGGCCTCATCGTACTGAATCTTGTGAGGACCAAGAGCCCTGTCACGAATAACAACCGGCTCGCCATTCAAATCAACCACTTCAGGTAGCTCACTAAGCTGATCTACTATCTCTGGTAAGTCATCTTTTAGTTTATCAGTCATAACAATGGTTGTTTCTATATAAGGGGATTTTTATGTGGAAAGAAGAAGGCGGCGGCGTCTCCACCACTCCCCCACTTTCAAATCAAAACCAAAACGGAAAGCTGAGCCTATTACCTGGAATCTTGCGATTCCCACACGATTCCAAAACGTTTTATTCGAACCCTGTTGATTTCTACGGGCGCAGGGTAGGCGATGACTCATCCCCAAGATTATCACGCAATAGCGGGCAACGTGAGCGATGTAGTGGGCAGCGTGACTCCCCAGCGGGGGCGAGACTTTTCTAGTTTGGAATAATGCAATGCCTGGTAGGTACTGGTCTTCAGGGGCGGGTAGTGGTGTCCGACACCCTACGAGATCCGCAACGGCGAAAGGGACTACGGCAGACCCGACTTGATAGAACATTGTGCTATTCAATAGAACATTAGGCGCATTGCTCAAGCAAATCACCAAACTCATCCCACGACAAGCCAACAACTTCCCGCAACGCTAACAACTCGCCCAGCCTATAGACTTCCTTTTCTCGCTCTCGGTAGCGCCAGGCCTCTGCAGATATTCCTACCTTCTCAGCGATATCAGCCTGAGTAAGCTTCATACCCTTTCGGATCGCCCTATATAAATTCCGCCTATTCTTTTCCACCTCATGTGGATATCTAACAGCCAATAAATACTTTTTGTTTACAGTGCAGTGCGTCATCACAAAACGGTAAACTATTTACGACCAATTACGATAGTTACTTGTTCTGTTTACAGCAAATTGATATAACTTGCCCGTGCAATCCTGCACCATTGGAGAAAATGACTATGACTACAACACGACCGATCTCGGCTATTGCCGCTGATATATCCACACACTGGACCAAGCCCTATTTTGGGGCCGTTCCATACATCCGTGCAATGCGCTCACTTGATGCGCTCTCAGATAACTACGGATTAGATCCAGCGACTGAGGTCCTTACCTATTTCCTATGCAACGCCAGTACATGGCGGGGCGATAAAGCACGGGAAATCAAAGCAGAGATCAAGGCTATTTTGGGGAGGAAGTAACATGAAAGTTAAGACCATCAAACTAAAGTACTACACTGATCCTGCACATGGTTGGCTACGCATTACGCAAAAGGATGCCGCGAGGCTCGGAATCCTTGGAAGTATCTCGCCGTACTCATATCAATCCAACGGCGGGCACGTTCTTTACCTAGAGGAAGATCGGGATGCCCAGTTGGTATTTGATGCCCTCAAAAAATCTACCGAGTACCTGCCACAATTGGCGAACGATAAACACGAGGACCGCTCTCGGATTCGCTCACTGCAGCATTATCGGCATGAAGAGTGCACAGCGATCTATACCAAGAATCATAACCTATTCGAGAAACTGGATAAGGTTGAAGCATTCATACAACAGTATGCGCCTAGGTTTACCTTGCCACGACCTTCCGACGAATACCCTTGGGGCCTGGAGCAATTCCACACGGTCCTAGACAACGCTCGGGAGTTTATCAAGGAGCACACTGTTTTCTACTGCTACCACGATGTAAACGGGTCATTAATCGCTACTAATTCAAGCCTGAGAATGCAGACCGATCAACTTAAGGTTTCGGGGAATTTCGTGTTTAAGGCTGTTAGGTAAAAGGGGGAACAATGCCACATTATAACCTGTTAACGGACAATCAAGTTAAGATGCTTAAGGCTCGGGAGCTAGGGTACTACTCAGTAATTCTACATCTAGAACCAGCGTATAAGTACAAGGGGATCAATACGTGCCCATGGTCAGGGCAATGCGCTGGCTATTGTCTCGGGGGATCGGGTCAAATGCGGTTCGATAGGGCAAGGCAAGCGAGGATAAGACGAACAAAGTTGTTAATCGACAATCCTTCAGAGTTCTACGCTCTTTTAACTCACGATATCTGCAAGGCTCAAAGGTATGCCGATGCTCTCGGGATGCGGCTATCCGTGAGGCTAAACGGTACCAGCGATCTATCGTGGGAGAGCATGATAGTGGGCGAGGGTAAAACGATCTTTGAGGCTTTTCCCGAGATTCAGTTCGTGGATTACACGAAAAGTGTAGATCGTGCGCTCTCCGTGGATATACCGAACTATTCTCTGACGTATTCACGGAATGAGAAGAGCGAGGAAAGTGACTTAATAGAGTTACTAGCCCACGGCGTTAACGTGGCAATTGTGTTTAACGTAAAAAAGGGACTTGCCCTTCCGAAACGCTACAAGATTGGCACTAAATCCTATCGGGTTATTGATGGGGATATTCACGATCTCCGTCACCTTGACCCATCGGGGGTGGTTGTCGGCCTTCGGTACAAACAAAGCTTTTCTAAGCGAACGGGCAAGGCCGTGAAGGTTAAGGCCGGTTTTGTAATTTTAGGGCAATAAAGGGGGCTATATGATAACGCTGAAGGCAGTTACTAACACCAAAACAGATAGAACGTTGATCTGTACCATAAGATCGGAGTACTCGGACCACGATCTACCCATGCGGATTCGGTTTAACGATTCCAGGGTAGAACTATCGCCCAACCTTGACGGGTTGGAATGGATTCTGAACAAAGATCGCTCGATATTAATGGAAGAGATCAGGGACCTGGTATTTTTGTGGTCGGATAGTAAAAGGGTTTAAGTGTACTATAGAGGGTCGGGGTGTCCGGCCCTCAATAGTGCAATTAAGCACTAACACATGGAAACTATATGAATGATCTCGATACTAGTATTCTCAATTTCTTTTCTTGGGACTATGACGCTGCTAGAGCTATTGGAGCGGTCTTAAATGAGGGCTGTCCGGCTTGCCAAGTCTCGGAGTTCATCTCTGAATACTGTGAGCAGGTTCTGGCAGTATTTCCGCTCCATTTAGTTCATTGGGATGCGATAGCGGAAAGGCTTATCATGGAGCATCTTGGAGCGCAGCAGGAGGGGGCACACGACCCTAGCATACCTGAATGGGATGAGCGGTTCGATTCGAACGAGTATTAATTTTAGGGGGCCTTCGGGCCCTTTTTTTTATCTTTTCCCCTAGAATTGCTTGTGCTGTTTACAGAACGTGCTATAGTTCAACGGTCGGTAGGGAATAAACCCGAACCACAAACAAAGGGGGATCAATATGGGTATCTGGTTGGAAATCATCGCTATAGCGGGGTTAAGCTTTACAATTGGTTACAACTGGAATCGGCATAAATCATAAAGGCCAGATTAACAGCCAATGGGGGCCTATTGTCGACCGTTTCCAGGTCGGGGGGAGGATCGCCCTCGGACCATGCAGCTTGTCGCAAGCCTTGGCTAAACAACACGCCGGACCACCCATTATGGGTGAAATCAAAATTCGGAAATTCGATGTGTTGGGTGAAACGAAAATTCGGAAAATCATGGAGAGAATATGAAACTGTTAAAGAAATTATTTGGCCTCGAGCCACAAAAAACTATCGTAGTCGTTCCTGCACAGCACAAGTTTTGTCCCCACTGTGAGAAGACCAAACCACTAACCGACTACAATAAGCACACAGGGCGAAAAGATGGCGTTCAGTGCTGGTGCAGGGAGTGCGCCAATAAAGCAGAAAATAAGCTTCGCAAGAACAAGTTTAAAAGCAAGATTGTAAGACGTAGCAGTTCGACTCCAAGCAAGAGCTACGACAACGGAGCTGAATACTTAAATATCAGCATCACGAAAGTTCACAGAACTGAGTACATTCAACTGGTGGAGTACGCTCGTAAGCATAATCTTAAGATGAACGATGCGTATAAGAAGATGATCAAGGATTTCTTAACTTTAACTGCATAGGGGGTGGGCACAATGAGTACCGAGTTAACCGTAGTAAATTATTCAGATCCGCACATTGTAAAAGTGCTCAAGCACACGGTAGCACAAGGAGCCACAGACGCTGAATTTGCGTTGTTCCTTGAGTACTGCAAGAGCACCAAGCTTAACCCTTTCAAAAAGGAAATTTGGTTCATTAAGGCTGGCGGCAGGGTTCAATTAATGACCGGCATCAATGGCTACTGGACAATTGCCAATGCTCATCCTGACTTTGACGGTGCCGAGGCTGGCATGATCAACAAGGATGGTGAGTGGGTAAAGTCTGTAGGCGACAACTCGTTTATTGGAGCTTGGTGTCGCATTTACCGAAAAGATCGGAAGTTCCCAATGGAAGGGGAAGCAATGATGGCAGACTACGACACTGGCAACGGGCTATGGAAATTCAAACCACGGATAATGATAAAAAAGGTAGCCGAGTCGATTGCATTGCGTAAGGCTTTCTCACAAGAATTAAACGGGCTTTATACCGAGGAAGAGATGCCAGAGAAGTATAAGGCACCTGCGGTTGAGATCGTTGAGCCTAAGAAGTCGAAGGCAGTTGTTGATACCAAGACCGGCGAGATACTCGATTATAAGATTGAAGAGGATGACCTGCCATGGGAGCTGGAGGCGAAGAAGAGGAAGTGAAGTATAAGATTCGTAAGGATGGGTATGACAAGCCAAGGGATGGATACGTGAGATACACGGTTTATCTCGAGGCTCACCTACTCCAAAAGTTCAAGGAGGTAGCGGCTAACGAGGGTAAATCCATGATAGAAGCTATCAAGGAGGCTGTGGAGAATTGGGTTGGTGATACTTAGTAGTTAAATAGGTTATTAACAGGTTTTGCACAGGTACTGAAGCGTAGTTCAGTTGGTAGAACAGGTGGCTGTTAACCACCATGTCGGAGGTTCGAGTCCTCCCGCTTCAGCCAATAAAAAACCGAGGGTAAGTAGAATCAAGAAACTACCTACCCTCGGCACATGGAGACTATGAACAGTGACTAGCTGCAAATAGCTGTGAGCAAGTATGTATCAAACAATTGAGTTTTTCACAATAAACCTACCTGTCTTATGTCATTGCACGATAGGGGTAAATGGATCTCTAGCAGCCGTAACAGCCTATGTATTGATCCAGTTAACTATAAGTTAACTAGCTAGTTAAGTAAGGGGATAAAGGGGAAGAAATTCTCTTAGTTAATATAGTTAACTAACTAGTTAGTTAAGTGAGTCAACAGTATTGAGTAGAGTTAAGGTTCGGAAGGGATGGGGGGTATTAGGGGGGAAGGATTCAAACTTGTCAATAGGGGAAAAGTAAAAAAATTATGAATGTGGAACAAATCAAACAACTCATGGTCATACTCAAAGCAGAATACGGCTCAAAAGTAGACATAACCGAGGACCGCATCGGTGTATGGCAGGTGGTACTTGGCCATTGCTCGTATAACGAAGCACAATTGGCCATAGCGAGACTTTTATCAGAGGCTAGGCCTTTCCCTCCCTCGGTTGGGGAAATCAACCAGGAGGTCATTAGAGCCCGTACAGGGGATTCCATAGATTGGGCACAATTGTGGAACGATGTGTACCAAGCGGGAACAAGGAGCTTGTACTACGCCGAGGAGGAA